ATCAGCAGATTGCTGAACTTGAGTGGCGTTTAAGTATGTTCAGAGAAACTTTAGTTCCTATTCCAACGGGAGGAGGTGGCGACGATTATGGATATGATGACGGATTTGATGCTGGATACTCCGATGGATGGGCTTCTGCAACACAAGACTCAATCGGTCCTGGGGAATGATTTCATTAAACATTATGGTGTTCTCGGGATGCATTGGGGTGTTACTACACAGAAAGTAGCTTCAGATCATTCTGAAGATGCCAAAGTGGCTAGAGAACTTCGTAAGCAACCAATTTCCTCTCTAAGTAATGAAGAACTTAAAAAGTTAAACGCCAGACAAAAATTAGAACAAGAACATACCAGATTAAACCCAAAGACACACGACAAAGGTTTAAAAGCTGTAAAGACCATTATTGGTGGTGCTGGTATGGCTGCTGGGGTTTATAATCTGGCTAAAGGACCTGCTGGTGCTGCTGCATTAAAACTTGGTGCTAGAATGGTGTTATATGGTTTTAAGTTGGCTGGTAAATAGAAAGGGCATAGTAATGGAAATTGATGAAAATGATTATTTACAACATTTTGGTGTCCTTGGTATGCATTGGGGCATTACAAATTCCAGAGCACCTGGCGTTTCACGATCTGTTGATAAAGAAGTAAGAAAAGATGCAGAAGAATTTGCAGCTGTAAAAGCAGCTTTTCTTTCAAGTCCTAAGGGTCGATCATTATTGAATAGTGCTAAGGGGCAAGTTACTACTATGATTAATAATCAGCAAGCAAAGAAAACTGCTTCCTTTTTATCAGATTATCTAAAACGAAATATGATGTAGAAAAGGAGGCTGTACATTGACATTATCAAATACAGCCATACCTTACTATTATTCTATATTTCGTGAACAAGTTCTTAATGGAGAAATTCCAGTTAATCGTGAAATTTCTTTAGAAATGAATCGTATTGATGATTTAGTTAGAAATCCAGATATTTATTATGATATAGATGCTGTGGAAGGTTTTATCAAATATTGTGAATGGGAACTAACATTAACTGATGGAAGCGATTTATTTCTTCTAGACATTTTCAAGGTCTGGGCAGAACAAATATTTGGTTGGTATTACTATGTAGAGAGAAATATCTATGATCCTTCTGTTGGTGGTTTTGTAAAAAAGCTGATAAAAAAACGACTCATTACGAAACAATATTTGATCGTGGCAAGAGGCGCAGCAAAGTCAATGTATGCTGCATGTATTCAATCTTATTTTCTTAATGTTGATATTTCAACCACTCATCAGATAACAACTGCACCAACAATGAAGCAAGCAGAAGAAGTAATGCAACCAATCAGAACGGCCATAACTAGAGCGAGAGGACCCTTGTTCAAGTTTCTTACTGAAGGGTCTGTTCGAAACACAACGGGTTCTAATGCTATGCGTCAGAAGTTGGCTTCAACTAAAAAGGGAATTGAGAACTTTCTTACTGGTTCAATTGTTGAGATTCGACCAATGACAATCAATAAACTGCAGGGGCTAAGACCTAAAGTTTCTACAATTGATGAATGGTTATCTGGTGATATTCGAGAAGATGTTGTCGGTGCAATTGAGCAGGGTGCATCAAAGATGGACGACTTTCTTATTGTAGCCATTAGTTCTGAGGGAACTGTTCGCAATGGTTCTGGTGACACAATTAAGATGGAACTTGCCAATATTCTAAAGGGTGAGTATGATGCTCCACACATTTCAATCTGGCACTATAAGTTAGATGATATTGAGGAAGTGGCAGATCCTTCAACCTGGCTTAAAGCCAACCCCAACCTTGGCAAAACAGTTACATATGATGTATATCATCTAGATGTAGAAAGAGCTGAGAAAGCACCAGCATCTAGAAATGATATTCTGGCAAAGAGATTTGGTATACCTATGGAAGGTTATACTTATTTCTTTACCTATGAAGAAACACTTCCACATAAAACAACTGATTTTTGGGCAACTCCATGTGCTTTGGGTGCAGACCTTTCTCAGGGCGATGACTTCTGTGCTTTTACATTTTTATTTCCATTATCAACGGGTGCCTTTGGTATAAAAACAAGAAGTTATATTACAGAACTTACACTTATGAAACTTCCTGGTGCTATGCGTGCTAAATATGATGAGTTCATTCGTGAAGATAGTCTCCAGATTATTGGTGGAACAGTTCTTGATATGATGGAGGTTTATGATGATCTGGATCAGTTTATCATAAACTCAGAATTTGATGTAAGATGTTTGGGTTTTGACCCATATAATGCCAAGGAGTTTGTTACTCGTTGGGAAGCAGAAAATGGTCCATATGGTATTGAAAAAGTTATTCAGGGAGCAAAATCAGAATCTGTTCCACTTGGTGAATTAAAGATTTTATCTGAGCAAAGATTACTTATATTTGATCAGGATCTTATGTCATTTGCCATGTCAAATGCAGTTACTTTAGAAGATACAAATGGTAATCGTAAACTTTTAAAGAAACGTGCTGATGAAAAGATTGATAATGTTGCTGCCATGATGGATGCATATATAGCATATAAAGCAAATAAAGAAGCCTTCGAATAAAGGAGTTTAAAATGTTGGAAGATGTTACCCAGGCAGTTCTGGTTACTGGTGGAACAGTTAATAAGGAACAGGGTTTAGTTGAACTTTCTCTGTTTAATGCTGATGGTTCTGAACTCAATGTTGGTGGTTATGTTGCATCTGGTACAGCAACGCTTGATTCTGGTACGGCCACCGTTGCTGATAGTAATGTGACTTCAGAATCTAAGATTAAGGTGTTTGTGAAGACTCCTGGATCTGGTGTTGGTTCTCCTTTCTTGTCTGCTGTCACTCCTGGAACCGGGTTTGTTATCTCGTCTACCAATGGTGCTGACGGTAGTGTTATTGCTTATGAGATTGAGTCCTACTAATCAATTTCATAAGAAAGTAAGGTAAGCTAATGATTATTACAGAAGAAGCATATATTGAACACTTTGGTGTTCTTGGTATTAAACAGTTAAACTCACAAAATGCCCGTATAAAAGCCGGAAAACTTAATATTTCAGATAAACTTAGTGTTCTTTCAACAACATCTATTGCTAACTTACTGATTTCTCAAACATAGTTGTGGTATAAACAGAAAGGAGGTGAATGAATTTGGCTAACCAGAGTATTCTTGCTAGATTAAAAACAGCTTGGAACGTTTTCACATCTAATAATACACCGCTTCCAGATCCTGGAACACAAACATATTCTTATGGTAGTGTTTCACCTTCTCAACCTAGGCGTCGTTATACTAATGAACGAACCATTATTGCCGCAATTTATAATCGTATTAGTATTGATGTTTCTGCTGTTCTTCTTCGTCATGTAAATGTTGATGTGTCTGGTCAGTATATGGCAGACATTCCAAGCATGCTCAATAGTTGTTTAACACTTGAACCAAATATGGATCAAGGTCCAAGAGCATTTAGACAAGACATTGTTATGAGTTTATTTGACAAAGGTGTTGTTGCTCTTGTTCCAACGGATCTTACTCAAGATCCTACAACAAATGAGATCTTTGATATTTTCTCTCTTCGTGTTGGGCAGATTATTAGTTGGTATCCTAACCATGTTACGGTCAATGTGTATAATGAAGCTGTTGGTTATAGACAAGAGGTGACCCTTCCAAAGAGAATGGTTGCCATTGTTGAGAACCCATTGTACTCGGTTATTAATGAAACCAATTCTACACTTCAGAGATTAATTAGAAAACTTAGTTTGCTTGATGTTGTTGATGATCAGTCTAGTTCTGGGAATCTTGATCTAATTATTCAACTTCCATATGTCATTAAATCAGAAGCAAGAAAGCAGCAAGCTGAAGCTCGTAGAACTGATATTGAGATGCAACTTCGTGGAAGTCAATACGGAATTGCATATACAGATGGTACAGAAAAGATTACCCAACTTAATAGACCTGTTGAGAATAATCTTCTTACACAGGTAGAGTATCTTACAACTCTTCTATATAGTCAACTCGGACTTACAGAAGAAATCATGAATGGTTCTGCTCCATTAGAAGCTTTGATCAATTACAACAATAGAACAATTGAACCAATTATTGATGCAATTATCGAAGCAATGCAGCGATCATTTCTTGGACCCATTAGAACCGCCAATAATGAAAGGATTAAATACTTTATCGATCCCTTTAGACTCGTACCTCTAATTCAGTTATCTGAACTTGTAGATAAGTTTAGTCGTAATGAAATCTTAACTGCTAATGAGATTAGAGGGATTATTGGGTTTAAGCCTTCTACAGATCCTCGTGCAGATGAACTTAGGAACAGCAATCTTCGTGTTCCAACAAGTGAACCTCCTGCACAACCTAATGCAGCTTCAACAGATGCTGCGAACATTGCGGGTCCTACTGATCCAGTTTTGGTTCAACCAGGAAACGCAAATCTAAGTGATAACAACCCTGTAATCCCAACGGTTACTGGCGCATAGTTTTAGAAAGGATTGTCAAAATGGAAGCAGATTTCAGCGGCTATGCCACTAAGGCTGGCCTTAAGTGCTCTGATGGACGAACTATTATGCCCGATGCATTCAAGCATCAGGATACTATGACGGTTCCTCTTGTCTGGCAGCACGGTCATACTGACCCGGAGAATGTTCTTGGTCATGCAGTGCTTGAGAATCGTGATGATGGAGTATATTGTTACGGATTCTTCAATGAGTCGGCTAAGGCTCAGCATACTCGTGGATTGCTTGAGCACAAGGACATCACCATGATGTCTATTTGGGCCAACGATCTCATTGAGCGTGCTGGTCGAGTTCTTCATGGAGCTATCCGTGAGGTTAGTCTGGTTCTTTCCGGAGCTAATCCTGGTGCCGTCATTGAGAATGTCACTATTCGGCATTCTGATATGGAGGACACCTTGCTTGATGATGAGGCGATTATCTATACTGGTCTTCCTATTGAGCCCGGAAACCTTCAGCATGATTCGGGAAGTTCATCTGGTTCTAATAATTCGTCTGGAGCTAGTGATTCTTCTACTTCTGATAGTGACGGACCGACAATTCAGGGTGTCTATGATTCGATGACTCCTGATCAGCAGAATGTTGTAAATTATTTGGTTGGAGAGGCAATTTCTCAGACCGAAGAGGCTGCCGCAGAAGCACAGGCAGCTGCAGTTGCAAAGGCTACCGCTCAGGCGACGGCAGACAGCAATAACAATAGCAGCACCACTAATGCACAGCACGACAATC